TCAATAGCTAATGGATTCGGTTCTCTTAGTCTCAAAATATCAAGAACACGATCAGGTAATACTACTGTAGGTGTAGGCGACCTACTTTGTAAATTATTATCAATTGCTACAGGTGTTTGTAATCTAGATCTACTCTCAGAATTAGAATTAAAAACGTTATTAGTATATGAAGGATATTGAGAATAATTATGTTCAGATCTTCGATTATTATTAGGTAGAGATCTAAATATAACTCTATTAGATCCATTATATCTATTGGGATTAGGTTGAGATCTTACCTTCATAGATATAATGGGATTATTTTGATTGTCATTATTAATATAATTATATATGTGCTCACGTGTATTTGACATATATTTCTATATTAATATTTTATTTTTTTAATTTTTTATATTCGGAAACAGGTATATACATTCCTTTACTTTTTAAATATTCTTTATTAGACCCTTTCATTTTATATATAACTCTATCTTTTCCTAAAACTTCTTTTTTTCCTACTTTTTTATATACGTTTTTACTATATTTTCCACCTTGCGGTGTTGCTACTCGTGTTGCTACTATTGTTCTTGGTGAATTTGCTGGTGAAGAATATGGACTATTACCATATGTTGGAGTAGAATAGTCTCTTTCAGAAATTTCATCAAGAGTATGTTCCATATCAATTTGATTATCAGGATTTATTCTCCGGTTCTCACCTGTATATGCTGAACGTCTAAAAGCGGGAGGATTAGATCCGGTATCAGGAGACAAAGACCTAGGATTAGATCCGGTATCAGAAGGCAAAGGCAAAGGCAACCGACCATAACTCGTTATGCCTTGCTGTCCAGATAGAGGCTGAGAATGAGAAGAAAGGTTACGTCGAGGTGGAGGAGAAGAACGGCGACGTCGAGATTGAAGCGGAGGAGAGGGCGGAAGACTCGGCGGAGGAGAAGAAAGGCGACGTCGAGGAGGAACAAACATATATCTTTTCTATTATAATAATATATTATTTTATAGTTTGATATATAAAATATATATTTAAAAAATGATTAGAATTATATTTTATTTTTATAATGGAGCTTTTAAATAATGAGCAAAAATATGCTGTAGATAGCATAAAGGAAGGGTATAGTATATTTCTTACAGGTTCAGCAGGAACAGGAAAGTCATTTACGATTAAATATATTATGGAATATTTGAGAAATAATAATAAAAATTATGCTTTAACAGCTATGACAGGAACAGCAGCTGTTTTAATTGGAGGACAAACATTACATTCGTTTTTAGGTCTTGGTCTCGGTAAAGGGAGTATTAAAGAAATTTTTAATAATATTATAAAAAGTAAGAAAAGATATGAAAATATATTGAAATTAGATACTTTAATTATAGATGAAATTTCTATGCTTGATAAGGATTTATTTGAAAAAATATCTGATTTATTATGTTTAATAAAATCATCTGATATCTATTTTGGAAATATTCAATTAATTTTAATAGGAGATTTCTGTCAATTAGCTCCTGTTAAAGGACATTATTGTTTTCTTTCAGAAATTTGGAATAAAATGAATATTCGAATTATATTATTAGAAAAATTAATAAGACAGAGTGAAGATTTATTATTTCAAAACATATTAAGAATAGTAAGAAAAGGAAAATGTACTGATAATATTATAAGCGTTTTAAATAGATTAAAAAATACAGAATTTGAAAATGATATAATTCCTACCAAATTATATCCAATAAATGTTGATGTAGATAAAATTAATAATATTGAAATAGAAAAACTAAAATTATTAGGTAATATTTCTAAGATGTATTTTGCAACATCAAGTATTGATATGGAAAAAGAAAAAGATAAGTATATTATCGAGCTTACTTTGAATGCTCAAGTAATAATTATTAGAAATATAAGTGTTGAAAATTCATTAGTTAATGGAACGCGGGGAATAATTAAACATTTAGAAGATGATTATGTAATTATAAGCGATATTAATGGTAATATGCACAAAATTAATTACTTTACCGATACATATAATAAAAATAAATCTTCTTATATTAACCATATGCCTGTTAGAATATGTTATGCGTTATCTATTCATAAATCTCAAGGAATGACTATCGATGCGTTAGAACTTGATTTGGGTTCTAATATATTTACCTGTGGTCAATCTTATACAGCGTTATCAAGAGCTAAAAGATTGAACTTAATAAAAATTATAGACGTCGATAAAAACTCTTTTAAAACTAATACGTATGTTAAAGAATTTTATAAAAATGTTAATAATAAATTATCTTAATTATTATTAGATAATAATAATATATAAAAATGAATGAACGTTTTGTAACACAAGAAGAAAATGATAGTATAGTTAAAAACGTATTTATTGTAATTGGCTATAGTTTTTTAAGTATACTAATGATTATACTTTTAGCATGGGGATATTATACAAGCCAATATTTATTTATTGCTGTATATTCTTTCATAATACTTCTATATAATTCCATGATAATTGCGTTTGTTGTTATAAATAAACAAATATACGATGGTGATAGTTATGGAATTATTATAGGATCTACAATAATTTCTATGGTTATAACCTTTTGTATAATTTGCTTATATGTCTATAAATATTTTGGTTCCATAAAAGAAGCAAAACAACCAGTACAAGATATTAAATATTCATATAATTATTAATTTTATTTATAATTATAAATAGATTATAAATGATTATAAATAACCCAAATAAGATATAATATATAATATTATAAATATTATAGTGCTTTTAATATATATATCAAAGGTTGTAATATTTTCTTGTAAATAATCAGGTATTTTATCATAAATATTATTAATAATTCCACTATTATATATTAAAAATACTATTATAACTATTATTAAGTTCTTTTTTATTAATTCAATATCAATATAAACCATATAATCATATTTATTCATATTTTGTGGAAGTGAATATGGTGGTTGGCTATTATATGTATTTGATTGTTGCGGAGGCATATACATAGGAGGTATTCCATTATTAAAATATTGCGGAGGTTGATTATTGTTTATAGATGACATTATATTTGGACTCAAAGGTATATGTTGGTTATTCGGCGATTGAGATTGTAAATTACTATTTATATCTTTGTTTTTTGATAAGTGCAATTCATCTCTAAATTCGCTTAAAACATCTTGAACTAAAGGGTCGTTAATATCATTATGTTCAGTAGAATTATTCATATGTTGTTTAGTTGTTGAAACTGACATTAATCTAATAATATATTATATTAAGAAAATTAATATAATTACGCAATAAAAATAATATATGTAAATATTTTTTCATATTTTCCCATATTTTCCCTTTTTAGAATTTCTAATTTTATCTTTATCACATATTTTAACACAACGTTTTGCTTTAGTATTTAATAAGCAACATTTTTATAATATTGAATACTATGTCTTATTGTATATAATAATATCACCTAAAAAGAAAAAATAAAATTTATTTAGCTTCGAATATAGCTGGATTCATTGATGCATATTCCCAATCTATTTTTTTAGGATATGTTTTTAATAATTCAATAGCATTTGGGTTAGCAGACAAAGCCTGCCAATTTATTTTACCTTGATTAGCTTTTAATAATTCTATAGCATTTGGGTTAGCAGATAATCTATTCCAATTTATTTTACCTTGATTTGCTTTTAATAATTCAATGGCGTTTGGGTTTCTTGATAGCATATACCAATCTATATTTTCATGATTTTCTCTTAATAATTCTATAGCATTTGAATTTTCTGATAACAATTGCCAATCTATTCTATCAGGATTTTCTCTTAATAATTCTATCATAATTGGATTTGCTGATAAAACACCCCAATCTATTTTTTTATAATTAGGTAAGTCATCCAATTCGTCGCTGCTTAAATTATTTTCTAATTTTATTTTTTCTCTCAAAAGTTCAATAATTCTTGAGTTTGAATTTTCTGATAAATACCCCCATTTTATTTTTTTAGGATTTGCTTTTAATAATTCAATAGCTTTCGGATTAGGATTTTTTGATAAATTATACCAATCTATTTTACCAAGATTTGCTTTTAATAATTCAATAGCTTCTGGATTAGGATTCATAGATAGATTATCCCAATTTATTTTAGATCGATTAGCTTTTAATAATTCAATAGCATTAGGATTGCTTGATAACCAAACCCAATCTATATTTTTAGGATTTGCTTTTAAAAAATCTATTGCGTTTGGATTTCGTGATAAAGTACTCCAGTTTATTTTATATATTAATCTCCAATCACTGGATATCCAATCTCTTAATACATATTTAGTAGGAAATAAACTCTTATACTTCTCTACTATTTGTGTTCTCAATTCTTCAGGTAATTTATTTAGACTTATTTTACTATTCATTTTATTTTTTATAGATTTAGGAGATGAATTGATATTCTCTTTGAAGACATTGATATACTTGCAGAACTTTTTAAGCTGTTTCTCTTCGCATTCTAAAACCTTAGATATCATTTTAGTAATCATCTTATTACCACACATTAAATCATAATCATCTATTTTGAGACTAAATAGAGGATTTTTTATTGTATCTTGTATATTTCTAATCACATTAGTATCTATTCCTGAGCTACTGGATTGTAAAGGTTTATATCCTGTAGCTGCTCTAAGACTTTTAGGATCGACCTTTAGTATTTTAGATAAGATGTCGCTTTTTTTTTCAGAAACTAAATTCAATCTTGAAGACATTTATTAACAGCGTGTCTAATAATATCGCAGAAAAAAGAGAATGAGTTTATTATTTTTTAATTTTTTCACATTTTCCTGTTTTAGGATTTCTTACCTTATCTTTATCACATATTTTAACACAACGTTTTGTAACAGGATTTATTTCTTTTCCTTCCGGACATTCTTTTTCTGATTTTTCAGGTTTTTCTGATTTTTTAGGTTTTTCAGGTTTTTCAGGTTTTTCAGGTTTTTCAGGTTTTATAGGTTTTATAGGTTTTTCACATTTTCCTGTTTTAGGATTTCTTATTTTATCTTTATCACATATTTTAACACAGCGTTTAGTAACAGGATTTATTTCTTTTCCTTCAGGACATTCTTTATCAATATTTTCATTCTTAACTTTAGGTATTTGTTTTTTAGAAGGTTCTGTAGTTTGTTTTAATATTTTAGGTGTAACTATACGTTGTTCTAATGATATGTTTTCGTAAGTATATATTTCGGGTATAGCTGGATAATCTATTTTTTTATTTAAAAAATTATTCAGAACACCTTTATTTTTATATTTTATTAATTCGTCCATTAGATTTTTTTTATCAATTAAATATCTATTATATTGTTCGTCATTATCTAACCTTTTATTATGATATAGTTCTATATATTTATTATTCTTATCATATATTATTTGTTTTTTTTTGTTAATATTATCAACATATAATCTAATATCTCCTTTTAAAATATTAATTTTAGATATATCTAATTTATCTTTATCACTTAAAATAGTTAATAGTTTTTTTTCTATATTTCTTAATATATCCATTTAATAATATTAAGGATAAAAATAATTATTTTAATATTATATTATCAAACATACTTTTATAATAACTTTCGAGACTCTCTTCTGGATTCATTTGTTCTTCATATACACTTCTTGGAATATATTTAATAATTATTTTTTCTTTATCACATGTATTGGATTTTTTACTATAATATCCCTGAACTATAAGTATAGTACCTATAAAAAGTATAAATATTGCTATTGCTTTCATTCTTAATAATGTAGAATAGAATTATTTTATATAAAATATACTATTACACGTCTTTATATCGATGCTATATAATTATTAAATAATATGTTATATTATTAAGAATATGGAAAATATTTATATAGTTTTCATAGAATATGATAAAACTGCTGCTAAAATTTCACCTATCAAGTGTTCTTTTAAAAATATAATTAAAAACTCAATTAAATCTCTTAACAAAAATATTTATTATTATAATAATCAAGGAATTGAAAAAATTACCTCAAATGATACGCTTTTAGATGAGATAATTAGAAAAAATAAGGAATTAAATATAAATGTATCATCAGTGTCATCACCAACTATTTCATTTATAATAATTACTTCTAATGATAAGACTCCTTATAATGATAAGACTCCTTATTATGTAATAAATTGTGATATTGATTCTATTGGTAGACTTACAACATCTATTAATAAAAATATAACAAATTTAATATCAAATTTAATATCAAATATAAATTATAATAATAAAAAAGAGAAAATTCGACAACAACAACCACTACAACAACAACCACTACTACAACTACTACTACCAGAAGTGCCCTCTACACGCACACCCGCACCCGCACCCGCACAACTACCAGATAAAACAGTAAAATTAACACGGATTGCCGAATTACAATTATGATTTTAATATTAGTTTAGATTTTGCTGGCTCCATGCATCTACTTTATCTAATTCTTCTGTAATACTTGATAATTCGACATTATTCTTAGTATCTTCTTCTACTACTACTTCAGACCCTTCGGATGAAGGGACAGGAGCAGCATTTGAAGCAAAAGATTGTTTTCTTGATTCAAAAATAACATCGCGATTATCCATATTTTTCTTATATTCTTTCATTAGTGTATTTAGTTGAGTTTCAGCATATTCTTGATTTTCAAGACTTTCTGGATTTGGTGACCACGGACACCAACAACCTACTTGAGCAATATATATATTAAATTTGTTATCGATTTTCTTCAAAAATTCGCAACGATTTTTTGCTTCTTCGATAGTATCAAATGTACCTCTGACTTTAATTCCTCTAATAGAGGTAATAAAGTTATTATCAATATGGTATTTTTTTTCTAATTCTTCGTTATTAACAGATTTATAGAAATTGAATTGTTCGTTTAGTTCTTTATAATCAAAAATATAATTATTATTTTCTTCAATAGTATTAATCATATCTTTTTGTTCTGGAAATTTTTCTTTTATTGATTCAATAAAAGATTTCATATCATTACTAAATTTTTCAATAAATTTACTAAAAATATATACATCCTTATTTACAATAACATCTTCGGGGCTAAGAAAGGAAACCAATACGAAATTCTGTCCTCTAATAGGTTTATCTTCATCTAAATAATCTACCTCTTTTGTTGAAACAAGTTCTGCCATCTCTTTTAATATATATATATTATATATTTTTTAATCTTATATATATTTTATTAGAATATATAATTAGAATTATTAAAATGAGTACATAATTAAAAAATATTTAGAAATTTATAAAAACTTTTAAAACTTTAAGAAAAAATAAATTATGTACTCATTTTATTAAATAATTACAATGAAGGAATAATTTTATAATTCAATTCAACGCATATTTTTTTCCATATTTGATCTTGAACGTATAATTTTTCTCGACTTTTCAATAAAGGAAAATATTTCAAATACTCGTTTAATCCTAATATTTGAAAAAATTTATATAAAACATAACTATAAGACAGAAAGTTTTTCCTATCTTTCGGACAATGTTTTAAAAATGGAGCTTGAATACTTCTAAACATATTACATAACTTATCTTCTAATTCGGGACTAAATTGAGGTGTTGGGATGCCATTAATTCTATTAATTATATAATTAATATGTTCATAATATTTATTTATTCTTAATCTTTTTAAAATATCTCTCATTTTTAAATAAGTTATCTTCTTTAAATCTGTAATCTTCTCTTTTTTAATTTCTATTAAAATTCTTTCAAATATTTCATCAGGTATATCCGTACTTTCTTTCCCTTGAACTTGATTACACCATTCTCTAAAATGATTTATTCTTTTATAACAAAAATGAGATGTGTCCTTGGTATTTTGTTTTAATATGGGTCTATTTTGCTCTACTAATAATAATTCTTGATATCCGCAAAAATTACATACTATTATAGCATCATATTGAAGACACGTCATGGTATTCTTACATACTTTGCAAATTTCTATATTTTCTTCTTCAACATTTCTAATATATTTATTATTAATTATAGCCATATATTTATCTACTAAAACACTTTTATCGTGTATAGTGTTATTATCAACACCTTTATCTTCTTTAAGATTATTAGAATATATATCACCTTTGTCTTTATTATCTTCACAACTATATAATTTTTCATCGTTTACTTCGTTTACATCGTCTACTTCGTTTACTTCGTCTACTTCGTCTACTTCGTTTACCTCATTCTTTTTATCATTTATATTATTTAATGCCTCTAAAATATTTTTTGTATTAACATTTATACATTTTTTTTTGCTATCTTTTTTATATATTTTTGATTTATTATTAGAATCTTTTAAATAATTCGTATGTTGATTAATATCTGATTGTTTGTTTACTGTATCATAATATTGAAATAATATATCACTCGTATTTTTATAATATTCTATTTCATCTAACTTGTTTAATTCGTTTAATTTTGATTTAATATCTAATATTTCTTCGCTCAACTCTATATTACTAAACCATAATTTTGTATTTAATTCCTTGTCATTTGTACTATTTATTATATTTAATATATTATTTTTCTTATCTACGCATATATTAAGTTTATTATTATAATATAATTTTTCCTTATCACTTTTTTCGAAGTCTTTTATGATATTATTATGCATAGCATCTAATGTAAATGTTTCATTTATATCAGCTGATACCTTTTTTTTTGATGACTTCTCTTTAAACATCATTATATTTGAATTATAAATATTAAGGTTTATATATAAAATAAAATTAAGTTTGTGTTATATAATCTATATTTTTTTCTCCTCTAATAGTATAAAGAATATAGCGTAAATGGGTGGTGGTCTTCTTCAATTAGTTGCTTATGGTGCCCAGGATGTTTATTTAACCGGTAATCCTCAAATTACCTTTTTCAAAGTAGTTTATCGTCGTCATACTAACTTCGCTATTGAAGCCATTCAACAAACCTTTAACGGAACTCCTACTTTTGGCAATCGCGTAACTTGCCAAATATCAAGAAATGGTGATTTAATACATCGTGTATATTTATCAATAATTGATTATACTTCAACGGGAACAGTTTGTCCTTATTTCGGCCTTCGTTTAATCAACTATGTCGAAATTGAAATAGGTGGTCAAAAGATAGATAAACACTATTCTCACTGGATGTATGTATGGAATGAACTTTCATTACCTCATCCTAAAAAAGAAGCTTACAAAACTATGGTAGGAGCTAATAATACACTTGCTGCTCTCACCAAAGCCAATTTATATATACCATTAGAATTCTGGTTTTGCCGCAACGTTGGTTTAGCACTACCTTTAATTGCTCTCCAATATCACGAAGTTAAAATTAATATTTTATTTGAAGATAAAATTAAATGCCAAGGATCCACTACTGCTATTGCTGAATTATCATCTGTGAATTTATGGGTAGATTATATATTCTTAGACACTGATGAACGCAGAAGATTTGCCCAATTATCACATGAATATTTAATAGAACAACTTCAATTTACTGGTTCCGAAACTATAACCGGAAAAAGCATGAAACCTAAATTATCTTTCAATCATCCTTGCAAAGAATTAGTATGGTTCTGCTCTTCAGATTTTGACACCAATCAAGATGTTAAAAATAAAAATTGGGTTAACTATTCTACTGAAGTTAACGGCTATGCCGGTGCTGTGTCTGAACTATATAAACCAACCAGTGCTATAACTTCTACAAATCCTATTGAAAGTGCTAAACTTGTATTAAACGGCAATGATCGCTTTTCATCAAGACCCGGTTCTTACTTTAACTTAATACAACCCTATCAACATCACGAAAATATTCCATCTAACCCCGGAATAAATGTTTATTCATTCGCTTTAAAACCCGAAGAACATCAACCAAGTGGCACACTAAACATGTCGCGTATAGATACTGCTGTTCTAAATTTAGAATTAGATACTATCTTTGCTGCTACCACTTTTGCCAAAAACCTCAATGTATACGCGGTTAATTATAACGTACTACGTATATTATCGGGTATGGGTGGTTTAGCTTATTCTAATTAAATAATTTATTACATTACTAAATTTATAAATAATAAATGTTGTTAAATGCTATAATATTCCTTTTTTTTTTCTCCTCTAATAGTATAAAGAATATAGCGTAAATGGGTGGTGGTCTTCTTCAATTAGTTGCTTATGGTGCCCAGGATGTTTATTTAACTGGTAATCCTCAAATTACCTTTT